AAAAGAACCAGACCGTCAAATGTTCGGTATCACATGGGAAAAATAGAATGATAGAAAGACTAGAAGAAGAATCACAAAAGAACTATTCCTTATACTGCGTATATCAAAATATGGGCAGAAATAGAAGCTTATCTAAAGTTGCAGAACAAACTGGCATCTCAAAAAGGTGGATAGAATCTTTGTCTAGCAAATACGATTGGATACATAGAACCGAAGTGTATGATACCCACCAACAACAATTGATGTATGAGGGTATGGCTAAAGAGATAAAAGAAATGGGTAAACGACAAGCAAGTTATAGTTTACAGATGATAACAGCTTTGATTACCCCTGCTCAAGAGCTATTAAAGAGATTAAAAGATAAGAATGGTAAACTTGACTTTAGTGGTGTAAGTGATACAGATTTAGTACAGACTGTATCTAGGTGTGCTACTGCCTTCAAGTTATTAACAGATGTTGAAAGATTAGCACGAGGTGAACCAACAGATATACAAGCACTATCTGTGAAACCTAAAATAGATACAAACTTTATAGATAAAATAGGATCAAACGAAGAGAGTAGTAAACTTGCCACAGAGTTACTTGCAAAAATCAAAGATACTAACTAGTCAACCTGGAGGGTTAGCTATCTTACACAGTCATGGTACTTGGCAGTTCCCTCCTCACTTACAGCTTCTTAATCAAAAGTTATTACAAGTCGCTAGTGGTAAAATTAAAAGATTAATAATTAATATGCCACCTCAACATGGCAAATCTGAGTTTACATCAAAATACTTTCCTGTTTGGTATCTAGCTACCCATCCAGACAAGAAAGTAATTTTATGTAGCTATGAAACAAACTATGCGATTAGTTGGGGACGTAAAGCTAGAGATGTATTTGATGAATGTGTGCCAGAGTATTTTGGAACCAAACGCAACATGAGAGTAAACATTCAAGGAAACTGGGAAACCAGTAAAGGTGGATATATGTATTGCGTAGGTGTAGGTGGTGGTATCACAGGTAGGGGTGCAGATATATTTATTATTGATGATCCTGTTAAGAACAACGAACAAGCTATGTCACAGGTATACAGGGACAAAACAATAGACTGGTTTCAATCTGTTGCTTCTACTAGGTTAAGTCCTAATGCTTCTATAATAATTATTATGACAAGGTGGCATCCAGACGATCTTGCAGGTAGGTTAATATCTCAAGATAAATTAGGTGGGGATAAATGGGAAGTAATATCTTTACCTGCTATTGCAGAAAACAATGATCCACTTGGAAGAAAAGTTGGACAAGCATTATGGGAAGATAGATACAATGCTGACATACTACAAGAAAGAAAAAAACAGGTGGGTGAGTTTTGGTTCCGTAGTATGTATCAACAACAACCTTACTTTAAGGGTGGTCGTGTGTTTGCAGATGCAAATTATTTTGTAAACGAGCCAGTAGGAGGCATTTTAGGGTGTAGTGTAGATTTTGCATATTCTAGAAAGTCGTATAGTGATTATAGTGTAATAGGTGTGGGTAAGTGGTATAATCAAAAATTATATCTGATAGATTGGTGGAGGGGTCAAGTAGATGCTACACAATTTGCTTCTATACTAAAAAAATATCAAATAAAATATGATAGTCCTATATATACGAATATCGGTGGTACAGAAAGAGGTATAGTAGATTTTTTAAAAAAAGAACATAATTTAAGAATATTAGAAAAACCTGCTACTACAGATAAGTTTAGTAGGGCACAACCTGTTAGTGCAGCTTGGAATGATGGTAGGGTGTTATTACCAGAAAATACCAAGTGGACACAAGAGCTAGTACACGAGGTAGCTAGTTTTACAGGAGTTAATGATGTACATGATGACCAAGTTGATGTATTAAGTACCTTGTACAATAGTCTGAATAGAAGTCAGAAACCTTTATGGAGAATAAGTTAAGATGGCAATATTTGATAATTTTAAAAATTTTTTCGCGACTAACAGTCCACGAAAACAAACTCAAAACAATATAACTTTTTACGACAAGTTAAGTTACAATGTCTACCCAAAGGATAGGTACGACCAGTTAGCAAAAGAGGGCTACCAACAAAATGCAGTAGCTTATAGATGTGTTAATGAAATTGCTAATGCAGCAAGTAGAGTAAAGATAAATTTATTTAGGGGTAATCAAGAATTAGATACTCACCCAATTTTAGATTTACTTAACAACCCAAGTCCTAATTATGGTCAAGTAGAATTTTTTCAAGCGGTCTATGCTTATTTATTAATTAGTGGTAATAGTTATGTTTTACAAAATGGTCCAGAGAATGGAGAGCCACAAGAACTTTACCCATTAAGACCAGATAGAATTAGAATACAACCTGCATCAAAAGGTAATTTACCAAGTGCATATAATTATATGTTAGGAGGAAAGGTAATAGATTCTTACCTAGTTGATAGAAAAACAGGACAGTCAAAGGTAAAACACATAAAATTATTTCACCCATTAGATGATTACTATGGCTTGTCACCTATTATGGCAGCAAGTATGGATATTGATCAACATAACTTATCAAACAAACATAATGTTGCTCTTTTACAAAATGGTGCAAGACCAAGTGGTGCTGTAGTTTTCAAACCAAAAGATGAGACTGGTGGTGATGTGCAATTAAGTGATTCACAAAGAAATCAAATTATAAATGATCTTAACCAAAGATTTCAAGGACCAAACAATGCAGGTAGACCAATGTTGTTAGAGGGTGATTTTGATTGGAAGTCAATGGGTATGAGTCCAAAAGATATGGACTTTACATCGCTTAAAAACTTTAGTGCAAGAGATATAGCTTTAGTTTATGGTGTACCAAGTCAGTTAGTTGGTGTACCAGATTCACAAACTTATTCTAACCTTGCAGAAGCAAGACTTGCTCTTTACACAGAAACAGTTTTACCTTTAATGGATAGAATACAATCTGATATGAATGAATGGCTTACACCTCAGTTTGGTGATGATTTAAGATTAAGCTATGACATAGATAGCATACCTGCAATGGCAGAACAAAGAAGAAGAGTATTTGAATCAGTTACAAGTGGTGTACAAAATGGAATACTTACTCGTAATGAAGCAAGAGAACAATTAGGTTATGATACAGTAAATGGTGCAGATGAATTATTAGTTTCTGCAACATTAATGCCTCTTAATACTATAAGTCAAGAAACACCTAAAGATGAAGATATACCAGAAGAAGCAAACATAGAACAAAGATCAGAAGAAGATAACATTATGGATATTATGTTATTAGATGATGAACTTGATGAAATTGTAAAAGCAGAAAAAGATATTGATACAACTCCAACAGATGGCATGGTTGAAGAAGCTAAAAAAGGTTTGGAGTGGAGAAAAGAATTTGGAAGAGGCGGAACTATAATTGGTGTTACAAGAGCAAATCAAATTGTAAGAAAAGATAGATTATCACCATCTACTGTAAGAAGAATGAAATCATTTTTTGCTAGACATGAAGTTGATAAAGAAGCAGAAGGTTTTAGATCAGGTGAAGAGGGTTATCCATCAGCAGGTAGAATAGCTTGGGCATTATGGGGTGGTGATGCAGGACAAACATGGTCAAATAAAAAAGTTGATCAACTTGATAGAGAAAGAGGTAAATATCTTGAAGAAGTTGCAGAAATAAAAGCACCTACATCAAAAGAAGTTTGTGATAAATACAAAACAAGAGAAGATAGATTAAATGCACCTTACACAGTAAGAGCAAGTTGTGTATCACAAGGTTACTGGCCGAGCCTTGCAAAAAAAGAAGAAGAAATGTCAGAAGAAGAAAAACAATTGACAGCAGGTGTAAGAAAAGGACTACAAAACAAAGTAAAAGATCATAATGAGAAGTATGGTAAGAATCCTGCAAAAAGAGTTAATTTAAGAATGTTAGCAGCAGTTTTTAGAAGGGGTGTTGGAGCTTATAGAACAAATCCACAATCAGTAAGACCAAATGTAAGAAGTGAAGAACAATGGGCATATGCAAGAGTAAATGGATTTTTATTTGCAGTTAGAACAGGTAGATTTAAAAGTAAACCATTTGATACAGATTTATTACCTAAAGGACACCCAAAAAGTTCAAGGAGTTAATATGAGCAGAGGTTTTAGAATTATTAGAACAACTTTAAATGTTGAAAAAAATAAAGATCATGATGGTTGGGATGTGGTCATTAGATTAGGAAGTGTAGAACATGAAGAAGATGCTTGTGATTTAGCAACAGCATTAGTTTTACAAAATGGTGTATCATTTGAACATAACCCAGATTTGAATAGAACTTTACATTAAAAAATGATTTCTCAAAAGCAAATACAAAGGTTTGGAAGTCAAGTTAAAAGATTAGAATGGGAAAGACAAAATAGATTAAGAATACCATTTGAAAAAAATTTACAAAGATTATTAAAAAATTATTTTAATGATATAGCAAACAAAACTGTAATTGCATTTGAAACTGGTAGTGATGTTGCTTTTTTAAATAATTTAGATAATAGCTTTGAAAGATTAAGTAATATTTTTAGAATACAATACAATGTTATTGCAAGAGAGTTTAAAAATATAGCACTTAATAGAACACAAAATGTAAAAGATTTTGATACAGAATTTGAAATAGCACTTGCACAATATATAAATGGTAATGTTGCAACACTTGTTACAGAAATAAATGATGCAACAAGAGAAGCTATACAAAATGATATTTTGTTTTCAGTAAACAATAATTTAAGTTTACCAGAAACAAGCAACAAACTTCGTAATACATTAATTGGAATGGGTTTATGGAGAGCAAGTTTGATTGCAAGAACAGAAGTACATAGAACTGCTTCATGGGCAAATGAACAGACAGCTGTTCAAATGAACATAGCAGGTACTACAAAAGAATGGGTATCTGTAAGTGATGAGAGAACAAGAATCACTCATGCTTTTGCAAATGGACAACAAGTAAATATAGATGGAAAATTTGAAGTAGGTGGTGAATTATTAAAATATCCTGCTGACCCATCTGGTAGTCCACAAGAAACAATTAACTGTCGGTGTGTTGTTATTTATACAACACCTGATTATATGACTGGAGGATAAAATGGAAATAATTTTAGGAATAATTATAGGTTATGTAGGTTGTGTTTTCTTTCATAATAAGATAAAGGTGATGGTTAAGTCTTTATTTAACAAATTATGGAAAGATTAATGCCTCTTGTTAAACCTAGAGATAAAGAAAAAAGAAAAGATTTTTTAGAAAGATGTATGGGTGATCAAACATCAGTTGATGATTTTCCAGACAGAAGTCAAAGATTTGCAGTATGCAATGGTCTATACAATGATAGAGATAAAAAGGAGGACAACAAAATGTTATTAGAAGAAGAAAAAGCTTATCATAAAAAACCAAAAAAAGATAAAGCTAGTGTTGGAAAAGATAAATACGATAATCCAGGCGAAGCAGGTGCAAGAGCCAAAGAGATTGGATGTACTGGTATTCATACACTAGATGAAAATGGAAAAACAATTTTTATGCCATGTAAAACACATGATGAATACATGGATGCAGTTTCCAAAATGAAAAAACCAATGGATGAAGATAATAAACCAAATGAGGGTAAACCTTATCATGATGATGATGATAAGAAAAAACCAAAGAAAAAAGAATTACAAGAAGATAAAGATTGCATGGATGGTACTTGTGGTTGTGAATCTACAGAAAAACAAGTTTTCTTTGCAGACATAAAAACAGAACAAGAAGGTGTATTTTCTGGTTATGCTTCCACATTTGGAAATGTTGATAATGGAAATGACATTGTTGCAAAAGGAGCTTTCACAAAAAGTTTAGCTGAAAGACCTGCAAGAAAAGTCAAATTATTATCACAACATAAAACAGATGAACCTATTGGTATATTTGAAGATATATTTGAAGATTCAAAAGGATTGTATGTAAAAGGTAAATTAGCTTTAGGAACTCAAAAAGGTAGAGAAACTTATGAGTTAATGAAGATGGGTGCAATTGATGGTATGTCAATCGGTTTTCGTGCAAATCCAGAAAAACAAACTTACAATGAATCTAAAAGAACAAGAACAC